CCGCCCTCCAGCCGTTCCACAAATCCGCTTGTCGAAGGAGACCACGCAGGCTCGCGTCCAGGCGCTGCGGGGCGGCAAGCAGCACGGGGCTGGTCACCCGTTCGGCAAGCGGACCCCCTAGCTTGTCCGACATCGTCCTCCCCAACGACTTCTCCCCCCGGTGGTATCAGCGTCCCTACATGGCGGCGCTGGACTCCGGGAAGAAGCGCGCCTTCTGGGTCCTCCACCGTCGAGGTGGGAAGGACCTCGTCGCGATGCACCAGACGGCGAAGATGGCGCACGACCGCATCGGCGCGTACTGGCATATCTACCCGACCTTCGCGCAGGCGAGGAAGGCTATCTGGGAGGGGTTCACCAAGGAAGGCAAGCGCATCATGGAGAACGTCTTCCCCGGCTTCGGCAACCCGGGAGGAAGGCACGGCATCGTCGCGCGCAAGAGCGAGCAGCAGATGCTGGTGGAGCTGAAGTGCGGCTCTATCTGGTCCCTAATCGGCTCCGACAAGGTCGAGCTGGTCGGCGCTGGCCCCGTGGGGCTTGTCTTCTCCGAGTTCGCTCTCGCAAAGCCGAAGGCGTGGCAGCTCATCTCCCCCATGCTCATGGAGAACCAGGGCTGGGCGAGCTTCATCACTACCCCCAGAGGGAAGAACCACGCCTGGAAGCTCTACAACATCGCGAAGGCGAACCCCGCGACTTGGTGGAGCGACCTCAAGACGCTGAAGGACACCCGCGCCTACGACCCGGAGGCGACCTACGCCCAGGAGCGTGCGGACGGGAAGCCTGAAGCGCTCATCCGCCAGGAGTACGAGTGCGATTGGGCCGCAGCTCTCGTCGGCTCCGTCTGGGGCGACCTCCTGGAGGTTCTGGAGCGCTCCGCAGAGCCGCTGCCGGACACGCACGAGAAGGACTTCGTCTTCGTCTCCTTCGACCTCGGCATCTCCGACGCGACCTCCATGTGGTTCTGGAGATTAAACGGAAACGAAGTCGAGGTGCTCGACTTCTACGAGAACCAGGGCAAGCCCATCAGCCACTACTGCGACGTCCTGGAGCAGAAGGGCTACAGCTACCGCACGCTCTGGCTCCCGCACGACGCGAAGGCACGCACCCTCCAGACCGGCGTTTCCATCCTCGATCAGCTCGTCGCGCGCTACGGCTCCGGGAAGGTGGACATCACCCCCAGCCTCTCGCTGATGGACGGAATCCAGGCCGGTCGCTGGCTCCTACAGCAGCGCATCCGCTTCCACCCCCGCTGCGAGGAGGGGCTGGAGGCGCTGAAGCAGTACCACTACGAATACGACGAGGACGCCAAGACCTTCGGGACTAAACCGGAGCACGATTGGTCCTCCCACGCTGCTGACGCCTTCCGCTACCTCGCGGTGGTTGCGAGGATGGGGCGCTCCATGGGAAAGAAGGGAGGCGTCGAGGAGAGCCGTCTGGTCTCCCCCCTCGACAAGGGTGTGCCGGTCCCATTCAGCGACTCTTTCTCGCTGGAAGACCTGTGGCAGACCGCCCCCAGCAACCACCGCAGCGGACGCTGGAACCCGAAGAGGAAGAGGTAGCCCATGTCTGACGACGTCAAGATCAACGCGGAGGACCTGGACGAGCTGGACGACTCCACCTCCGAGGGGCAGTGGAAGCTCTGGAACATCGAGCTGGCGGCGGCTCGCAAGGAGCTGAAGGAGTACCACGAGAAGGGGCGCAAAATCGTCAAGCGCTTCCTCGACGAGCGCAAGAGCGGGGGGAACAGGGACTCGGCGGGCAACCCCAACTACAAGCTGAACCTCTACACCGCCAACACGCAGACGATGCAGTCGCTCCTCTTCGGCAAGCTGCCACAGGTGGACACCACCCGCCGCTTCCAGGACGCGAACGATGCCCTCTCCCGCATCGCCGGGGAGATGCTCCAGCGCATCCTGAACACCGACATCGAGAAGGACAACGACACCTTCGCCGGCTCGCTCGCGCACTCCCTCTTCGACTACCTCGTCCCGGGCGGCGGCTGGCTGCGGAACCGCTACGTCGCGGAGCTGGAGGAGCAGGACGAGGTCCCGGCACAGCTCCACCCCGAGACCGGCGAGGAGCTGGCCCCGGCGTACACGCCCGACCCCATCAAGGTTTCCGAGGGCGTCGAGACCGACTACATCCACTGGGACAAGGTCCTCTGGTCCCCGTGTAAGGTTTATTCCGAATTGCGCTGGGTCGCCTTCGACACGCCGATGTCGAAGAAGAGCTTCAAGAAGCGCTTCGGCGCGGACATCACCAAGCTCGTCAACTTCTCCAACAAGGACGAGGACCGCGAGGAGGGGCAGGACAAGAACGACCCCTGGAACCGTGTCTCCGTCTGGGAAATCTGGGACAAGGAGAGCAAGCAGGTCTTCTGGTGGACGAAGGGCTACAGCAAGGTCCTCGACGTCAAGCCGGACCCCCTCGGCCTCGACAACTTCTGGCCCTGGCCGCGCCCGATGTTCTCCAACCTCTCCACCGACAAGTTCATGCCGGTGAGCGACTTCCACCTCGCTGCGGACCTCTACGACGAAATCGACGACGTCAGCGAGCGCATCGGCATCCTGGAGGACGCCATCGCGGTGCGTGGCGTCTACGACGAGACGAACGAGGGAGTCGTCCGCCTCCTCACCGAGGCGGCGCGGAACGACCTCATTCCCATCAAGGATTGGAACAAGTTCTCTGAGAAGGGCGGCATCTCCAAGGCGGTGGATTGGCTTCCGCTGGAGATGATTGTGATGGCTCTTGACAAGCTCCGCGAGTACCGGACGGAGCTGATGGGCCTGCTCTATCAGGTCACCGGGATGAGCGACATCATGCGCGGGCAGGCTTCCGGTCAGTCCACCGCGACGGAGCAGGCAATCAAGGCACGCTTCGCCTCCGTTCGGGTTCAAACCAAGCAGGATGAGGTGGCGCGTTTCGCCTCCGAGGCGCAGCGTATCAAGGCGGAGATCATCTCCAAGCACTTCGACATCGCCACCATCATCAAGCGCAGCAACATCGAGAGCACGCCAGACGCTGCTCAGGCGATGCAGGCGGCTCAGGTCATCAAGGACAAGTTCTGGCAGTACCGCATCGCCGTAAAGCCGGAGGCAATCAGCCTGCAGGACTTCACTGCCCTCCGCCAGGAGCGGACGGAGTTCATCCAGGGTCTGGCGACCTTCTTCCAGGGTGCCATGCCCATCGCGCAGCAGCTCCCCCAGGGCGTGCCGTACCTCCTGGAGCTGCTCAAGTGGGCCATGGCGGGATTCAAGGGCAGCTCGACCATCGAGGGCGTCCTCGACCGTGCCCTCGCGGTGGCGGCGCAGGAAGCAGCGCAGCCGAAGCCGCAACAGCCAGACCCCAAGCTGGAGGCTGCGAAGGTCAAGGCTGGAGCCGAGAAGGAGAAGGCTCATGTCGAGACCCAGAAGGTGGGCCTCGACCTCCAGGCTGCGAAGGCGAAGCATCAGATGGAGATGCAGAAGATTGCGATGCAGGCCGCAGCTACGCAGCAGGGCAGCGAGGCGAAGATGCGGGAGGCGGCTGTCGCGCAGGTCACTGGCATCACCGAACCGGGGGCAGCGCCCTACGGCAAGAACGGAGTTTAATCCATGCCAGGACTCGGAATGCTCCCAGGCGCAATCGCGACCGAGAAGCACAAGGCGATAGCGGAGGCGCTCCTCAACTGGGGTAAGAGCGTCGGCAAGCCGGTGATGGACTCCGAGCATCCGCTCGACACCATCTCCGAGGGCATCGGCAAGAGTGCGCTGGGCTTCGCCAACATGGTGCAGACGGGCGTGCGTGGCACCGGGGCGATGCTGCACGACCTCGCGCAGCCTGGGGCAGACGAGGGGCTGGGGGCGACCATCAACCGTGCCTTTGAGGCGGGCAAGAAGGAGATGGACCGCCCCGAGAGGCAGATTGAGAACCTCGCGCCTCCCGTCGCCGGGAAGGACCCCGAGGACCCGCACGCTGAAGCCTTCGCCGGGGCGCTGATGAAGCCCTTCGACGCCATCCAGGGTGTGGGGAACACCGCCGGGGAGTACGGGCAGGACGCAGTCGAGTGGGGTCGCGGGAAGCTGAGGGACAAGACCGGCTACGACATCGGCAGCGTCCCCGGCTCCCTGGTGGGAACCGCCATCTCCACCGCTCCGGCGGCGGCTGATGACCTCGCGGCTGCGGCCCCCCTGGTCGCGGGCAAGCTCAAGGCGCTGCGGGGCAGTAAGCTCCCCGAGGGCACCTACGCGCGTGGCATGGGGCCTCGCAAGTTCCACCCAGACCCCGAGCTGGACTTTCGAGAGCAGACCTCCGCCCACGGGGTCGGGCGCGAGCCTGGGACGACCCTGGGTGCGGAGGACCCCGGCTTTACGCTCGTCGCTCCTGAAGGCTCTGGGAAGGTCGGAAAGACCCTCGACGGGCGCATCGAGGCGCTGCGTGGAGCGAACTCGTCGCTCCCCGGTGGCCTGCTCTCTGCCCAGGACGTCGGCGCTGCGATGCGTCAGCCCTGGGTGGACCCGAAGGGGAAGAGCAAGCCAGCGGAGAGGTCCCAGCAGATGGACCGCCTGCCGCACCTACTGCACGAGGCTCCGGTGGACGAGGGCATCGCCTTCGCCCGAGCTGGCGGGCACCTCATGCCCAGGGAAGAGGGCGGCTACATCGGCGGGCCGAAGGGCATCAAGGGGCCAGAGGACCTCGCGAAGGTCGAGGAGAACACCTGGAACCAGAACAAGGCCACCCTGGAGACCGGCCAGCGCCTCGCGGAGAGCGACGGCGCTGGAGGGGATTGGTACGAGCAGCAGAAGAAGCTCCTGGAGGAGCTGTACCCCGGGCAAGAGCTGAAGGGGGCGAAGGGTCTTGGGGTTTATTCTCCGCAGGCGGACCCCAACACCAACCTCGGCTGGACCCTGGCGAACGACAGGGCGCTCGCAGGCTCTGACCCCGCCACCGCGCCGCACATCGAGAAGTGGGACGCGCTCCGCTCCAGCCTAGGCGACGACACCTCCGCCATCCCGGCCCGCCTGGAGGCGCTGACGAAGGAGGGGATGGCAAAGACGGGGAAGCAGGCTGACACCTTCGACAACGTCTTCCTCCACCCTGATGAGCCGATGCCCGGGGGCATCAAGGTCGGGCAGTTCACTGAGGACCAAGCGGGGAACGTCCCGGGGCGCAGCCTCCCCACCAACGACCTGCACGGTGGGCGGCAGAACGGCTTTGGGTCGGGCTGGTCCCAGGGCTTCTCTCACGCGCAGCAGGGCTGGCTCTCTGGGCAGCTCCTCAAGTTCATGGACAGGCTGCGGGAGAGCGGCATCCCCGGTCCCGGCCCCGGCGGCAAGTGGACCGAGATTAAACAGCCCCAGGCTCTGGAGTGGGCGACCAGCAGGATGATCGGCTACATGAAGGACCGCTTCCCCGGGGTCCCCATCACCGACATCGGCAAGCTGCCGCTGGACGCCCAGCGTGCCATCTTTGAGTACGGGAGGAAGGGGTTCAACGACTACGTCCCCAACATGACCGGCTCGATGATGCACGAGGACGTCCCGGCGCTGACCTCTGGGCACCGCCCCGACGTCCTCGCGGGAGACCGTGCCAAGAAGGACGCCTACACCGCAGCGCTCCGCAAGGAGGGCGGCACGGTGCAGGGTCCCGGCGGCACCTACAACCCCGTCCTGAAGGACCTGGAGTGGACCCAGCGCTACCAGACCGAGGGGGAGGGGAGCTTCGTCCCGCAGCACGGTGGCCCGACCGAGTACAACGGGGTCACGGTCTCGCACCCGACGATGACCTTCGCGAAGGGGAGCAAGGACCAGCTCTCGCCACAGCACGCAAAGGACCTCGCCCTGGCGCTCCACACGCAAGGCATGATTGGCGTGCAGGAGGGCGTCCCTGGGCACGTTCTAAAGCAGTCGGGTTCAAACTCGGGGAATGCGCTGCAGCTCTCCGGCGTGACGGACCCCACAGAGGTCCAGGCGCTGATGAAGGCTGTCGAGGGCGCGGTGGACCAGGAAGGCAAGCCCATGTTGGGGCTGACGAACAGCGACAAGGCGAAGGGGGAGTTCTCCCTCACCACGCAGAACCAGGACGGCGTGTGGGGTAAGGGCAGCTCCAACGACCTCACCAAGGGGCTGCAGGGGCTGGACCCCTGGCTCTCTGATGGACTCGCGCAGAAGCAGTCCACCGGCAAGGGGCGCGGGGAAACGCAGCGGATGGGCTACGTCGGAGACTACGGCTACATCCCCTGGGGCACCGCAAAGCCTGGGGGGCTGTCGGAGGCGTACATCCAGCGCCTGCGCGAGTCTCGTCCCGAGGCTGTGGGCCTGCTCCAGAAGAACGACGCAGCGAAGAAGCAGGCGCTGGGCGCGAACCGGGTCGATGAGGCTGCGGCGAAGGAGGGGGCGCAGGTCAACTCCGAGGTGATGAAGTGGCGAAAGATGTACGGTGAGCTGGGTCCGGTCGGGATGACCCAGAAGGTGGTAGAGCAAGCGAAGAAGATGGGACTTGACCCGAAGAATAGGCAGAGCCTCGTCGCAGCCGCCGCGAAGATGGGTCTCCCCGCCGTCATCATCCAGCAGCTCTTCAGCGGGCAGGAGGATTAAACCATGAAGCTCGATGGACTCGACAAGCTGGTCCTCATGCTCGTCCTGTTGACCCTCCTCTGCGTGAGCTGCGCCACCGAGAACAAGAAGGACTTCGTCACGCAGGACCACGGGGTCAACGACGTCAGCGTCCTCTCGGAGCAGCACGCCTCCGACTTCTCCTGGCTCACGCAGGAGAGGGAGACCACCAGGGAACCAGAGAAGACCACTACCACGGTGGACACGGTCTTCCCGGGCGTCTGGGCGGGCGACAAGCTCGTCCAGCCGCCCCACTCCACCCACATCGTGCACGTCAAGGAGAAGGGGAAGGTGGTCGAAGAGCTGCACAGCAGCGCGAGCAGCACTGCGGTGTCGGTCGAGAAGAAGGCGGTCCAGGCGGAGGAGAAGAAGGACCTCACCAAGACGGACCAGGAGGAGAAGAAGTCGAAGCCCGCCGCAGGCTGCGCCGTAGGGCTGGGCGCGGGAGGAGCATTGGTGCTACTGATTGCCGCAGCCGCAGCCTACCTCTGGCAGCGGCTGAGAAGGGTCTAGCCATGGACGATGTTCTCCTTGCGAAGCTCGATGCAATCAAGGAATCGCTCCACGACATGAACCTGAAGCTCGACCGAATCGAGGAGTGGCGCAAGATGTCAGAGCCGAAGATCAGCGACCTGGAGGCCCGTATGGTGAAGCTGGAGGCGCTGCAGGAGCAGGCGAAGGGCGCAGCGAACGCAGGGAAGGTCATCTGGGCACTCCTCGTCTTCCTCGCTGGCGCTGCTGGCTGGGTCGCGAACGAGATGGGCATCCACATCGGGAGGAAGTAGTGGATTGGCAGGCACTGGTCTCTGAGCTGACGCGGGACGAGGGAGTCCGGCTTAAGGTTTATACCGACTCGGTGGGCATCCCCACTATCGGGGTCGGGCGCAACCTCCGCGATGTCGGCATCAGCGTCGAGGAGTCCCGCGCCCTGCTCGATGCGGACATCCAGAAGGTGGTGGACCAGCTCGATAGTAAGCTCCCAGCCTGGAAGACGCTCGATGAGGTTCGGCAGCGCGTCCTCCTCAACATGGGTTTCAACATGGGGGTTGACAAACTCCTGCAGTTCCACACTACCCTCGGGCTTGCTTTCACTGGGCGCTTCAGCGAGGCGGCGGACGCCATGCTGGACTCACAGTGGGCGAGGCAGGTAGGCTCCCGCGCCACCCGTCTCGCAGCGATGATGCGGAGTGGAGTGGTTTAATATGCGCTCACGATTTGTCTACCGCCCCGGCCACCCGCGCGCCAGCCCCAACGGTTTCGTCAACGTCGAGGAGCTGGGGAACGACGCGCCACAGGACGTCGCCGCAGTCCCAATCGTCAGCGACCGCTACATGGAGGGGACGCAGGCGCAGGACGGGACCGACATCAGCTCCCGCACCAAGCGGCGCGAGTACATGAAGAGCAAGAACCTCGCGGACGCCGACGACTTCAAGGGCACCTGGAAGGCGGCGCAGGAGGAGAAGGTCAAAATCCGCACTCTGCAGGGTGTGGACCACAAGGAACGGCGCGAGAACATCGCCCGTGCCCTCTACGAAAGGAGCAAGCCGTGAAGAGCCTGTTTTCGAGTCTAATCCTGGCGCTGGTCCTCGCCCTTCCGGCGCAGGGCCAGACCCTCGTCTCCCCCTACAACTCGCAGTACAGCGCCCCCTCCGTTTCAGGGAGCTTGCTGACGAGCGCTGGGCCTGACGCCGTCACGCTTCCCGTCAGCGGCACCACCTGGGCGAGCGTGAAGATCGCGTTCGGGGGTGTCGCAGGCGCACCGTTATCCACGCTGTCTTACTCCATCGACGGCGGGACCAACTGGCTCGCGTCCGGATCGGGATCTCCTTACGCCAAGAGGATCAGTGCTATTACGACGGACCCCACGGTATTCGCCTGGAATACTACGTCGGTGCTGACCGGAAGCTCTCAAACCTACGAGTTTCCGCTCGCGGCCAACGTCACCCATGTTCGCTTGATCGCCGCCTCAGTCGGAACGGCTGCTTCTTCGGTCACCATCTCCGGCTTCCAGCCCTACGTCCCCAGCGTGCCCGTCACGGCTACCCTTTTTGACGCGTCTCAATCGATCAACGCGGGTTCGTTCAGTTCCGGTGTCATTGACACCAGTGGTTGGTCGATGTTTGCCGTGATTGCGCAGATTTCGGGTACATCAACAGTCGCTTCAATCTTGCTACGTCCCCTCAGCAATGCCGGCCTAACTATTGGCGTGGACCTTTGGTACTCCACCGCCACGGTTTCCAATAATACTTGGCGCATTACCATGGGGCCGTTCGCTACCTCTGCATTCATCGGCAGCGACACGCAGACCATAAGTCTCGGTGTTCCGCCGCGCCGATTTGACATGTACGCCCCCCTTCAATCCGGCTTGACTGCGGCGTATATAATTGAGGCGCGCCGCTAGATGCGCCTCGCCTGCGCCGCCCTCTGCGTGCTGACCGCGTGCGCCGCGCCGCGCGCGTCCTTGCCCGTGTTCGCGCCGGGGCCGCTCACCAACCTGGGCGGCAATGAGGCAAACATGAACGCCAGCCTCCACGTGCTCTGGGGGCTGGCGGCTGGAACCGTGGGCTACGTCATCGACGGCAAGAAGGGCCTGCGCTGGGCCTGCGGCTCGTGGATGGCTGGCTCGCTGGTCGAGGAGACTTTCTTCCACGCTCCTCCCGGCCCGACCCCTCCCGGCTACCCCGCAGAGGTTCGTACCGACCTCCTCACCCGCCTCGCCCCATGTACCGCCTTTATCCTCATCGAGCAGTTCGCTCCGGGGCCGAAGTAAACCTTCCGTAGTATAAACTGGAGAACCAATGCCTGGACTGAGGGAAGAAGAGCAGGACACCGAAGAGACCTCCAGCGCCATCCGCTCTGCGCTGGAGGGCGCGTTCGACGGGAGCGAGGAAGCACCGGCACCGCAGGTCGAGCCGCTGGAGGAAGAGACCCCGCAGGATGACGCGCCCGCCATCGAGGGGGGCAAGCCGCGCGACCCGAAGGGGCGCTTCGCCAAGGGTGCCCAGACGGAGGAGAACCCCCTCCAGCGTGAGAAGGCTCCAGAAGGGCAGCAGACGCCACAGGCGCAGCCGCAGCAGGGGAAGCAGGCTCCGCAGGGCACCCAGACGCCGGAGAAGGCTCCGCAGAGCTGGAAGCCCACCGCGCGGGAGAAGTTCGCCGCCCTCGACCCGGAAGTGAAGGCTGAAGTGCTCCGGCGCGAGCGTGAGCAGGCTGTCCTCGTCCAGCAGACCTCCGGCCTGCGGAAGTTCACGCAGGACTTCCAGAGCGTCGTCAGCCCCTACGCCGCGATGATCGAGGCAGAGGGGAGCAACCCCCTCGTCGCGATGGGGAAGCTCTTCCAGACCGCCGCTGCCCTCCGCACCGCCCCGGGGCACATCAAGGCCAAGCTGGTGGCGGACATGGTCCGCACCTTCAACATCCCGCTCGACCACCTCGCCAGCCACTTCGGCGGCGAACAGCCGCAGGTCCAGCCGCAGCAACAGTTCCAGGACCCGCGCCTCGACAGCCTCCTCCAGGAGCTGGGGCAGGCCAAGCAGGCCCGCGTGCAGCAGGCCCGCCAGCAGGGTTTCAGCGAAGTGGAAGCCTTCATCGCGAAGACCGAGTTCGCGGAGGACGTCCGAGAGGACATGGCGGCGTTCATCGAGGCGGCGCACGCTCGCGGCGTTGACATGAGCCTGGAAGACGCCTACGCTCGCGCTGTACAGCTCCACCCTGGCATCGCCCAGGTGCTGCAGCAGCGGGAGGCAGCGAAGCGCGCAGGGAACCCCCGGGGGTCCACCCGACGCGCCCAGGTCGCCTCCAGCTCGATTCGACCGGAACACTCCAGCTCGCCGCGCAACTCGCTGCCGGTGGATGGGGAGGACCTCCGGGCGACCATCGAGGCTGCAGCGGGTCGCCGGTAGAGCTGCAGTAGTTGGTGGAAGCCACTGGCCCATCCACCTCAGAAAGCCCCTCCTCCCGGCGGGGCGTGAGCGAACGGGATTAAACCGTCCACGCGCAGGTAGTCGGGAACACAGGCGCTGCAAACCCCTTTCTGAGGTGCAAACCCCATGGCTTTCCCCAACGTCAGCGACATCGTCGCGACGACCATCGAGAACCGTTCGCGGAAGATTGCGAACAACGTCCTGAAGAACAACGCCCTCCTCGCGCGTCTCCGCAAGAAGGGCAAGATCAAGCCCGTCAGCGGTGGCTCCGTCATCTTCCAGGAACTCAGCTACGCAGAGAACGCGAACTTCGGCTGGTACTCCGGATACGACCTGCTCCCGATCGGCGCGTCGGACGTCATCAGCGCCGCGCAGTTCCCCTGGAAGCAGGCGGCGGTGCCCGTCACCGTGTCGGGCCTGGAGAAGCTGCAGAACAGCTCCAAGGAGCAGATGATCGACCTCCTGGAGGCGCGCATCTCCGTGGCGGAAGACACGATGGTGAACAACCTCGCCGCCGCCATCTACTCGGACGGAACGGGGTACGGCGGCAAGCAGGTCGCCGGTCTCGCCGCCGCCGTCCCGGTGACCCCGACCACGGGCACCTACGGCTCCATCGACCGCTCGGTCTGGAGCTTCTGGCAGCCCCAGCTCACCACCACCTCCGGCGTCAACCCGACCGGCGGCGCGACGGGCAACGTCCAGGGGTACCTCAACACCCACTGGGCGAAGATGGTGCGCGGCAAGGACCGCACCGACCTCGTCATCATGGACACCAACTGGTGGGGCGTCTACATGAGCAGCCTCCAGGCGCTCCAGCGCTTCGTGGATGTGGACACCGCGAACCTGGGCTTCCCCTCGGTGAAGTTCATGGACGCCGACGTCGTCCTCGACGGTGGCCTGGGCGGCTTCTGCCCCGCCTGGAGCTGCTGGTTCCTCAACACCGACTACATCTTCTACCGCCCCCACAAGGACCGCGACATCGTCCCGCTCGACCCGGAGAAGCGCCACGGCACCAACCAGGACGCCGAGGTCTCTATCATCGGGTGGGCAGGCAACATGACGATGTCCAACTCCTTCCTCCAGGGCTTCCTCAAGGGCTACTAGGCCACCGCCTAGATTAAACCCGGAAAGAGAGAAAAGACATGGCAACGCGAATCGCGAAGTACCAGTTCAACGACGGGGCGAAGCTCGGCTACACCGGCAGCGGGCAGGCCGGTCTCCCGGCGACCCCGTGGGCACCTGCGACCGTCTACGCCGCTGGCGCGGTGGCGGAGAACGGCGGCTTCGTCTTCCAGACGGCGGCGGGCGGCATCTCGGCGGCGTTCGTCGCGGGCACCACGCAGGGTCCGACCCCGGTGGTCCTCACCGACAACACCGTCACCTGGGTGCTGAAGGGCTTCAGCTCGGCCCTCTGCACGCAGGACACGGTGGACTCCAACTCCGGCCAGCCCCGGCATGAGCTGGGCATCATCGCCATCGGCAAGGACATCAGCAACAACGGCTACGGCGAAGCGGAGTTCATGTACGTCAAGTTCTCCGGCATCGTCGTCCCGGGCGACTTCGTCTACGTCAACCAGCAGAACTTCGTGGCGCAGCAGATCCCCGCCGCCATCCTCGCAGCGCAGCGCGGCTTCGGGAAGATCGCCATCACCATGGGTGCCCAGGTGGTCGGCAGCTACGGCTGGGTGATGGTGCGTGGCATCCACGACTGCGCCAACGTCGCCACCGCCTCGGCTACCGCCGACTCGGTCCTCGCTGGCGCTGGGGTGGCTGGTCGCGCGATGGCGAACCCCGCCGCTCTCACGGCGAACTACATCCTGGACGGCGCGCGGCTCAACGCGGTGTTCACGGTGCTCGGCCTCGCCAACGTCGAGCTATACTACGCCTACCACTCGGGCCGCGCGTAAGCCCAGGTGGGGTAAGTTAGGGGCGGGGCACTCCAGGGGGTGCCCCGCCCTTGCAGTTTAATCCCCTGAGAAAAGGGTGTTACACAATGCAGGATGTGATGCGTGGGCTGGTGCAGGGCAACTTCGCAGGCTCCCAGGGTCGCGTTCCGCAGGCGCAGGAGCAGCAGCGTCAGATGGACGCGAAGCTCCTCGTCGCCTTCGACGTCTTCCCCGTCCTGAACGAGGAGCTTTCCACCAAGGAAGCGCGCCCCGTCTACGATGACAAGGACTACATCAGCATCATGGTCCCGGGGGACCAAGCGAACGTCATCCACCGCCCCATCTGGGTGGACCCGATGAACCCCAACAGCGACTCGGAGCGCTTCTCGCGCCAGTACGAGCACTGGAAGGCGCACCGGCAGAACCTCGTCACCGGCACCCCCCTGGAGAGCGTCACTTGGCTCACCAAGTCCCAGGTGAAGGAGCTGGCGTACTTCAACTGCCGCACGGTCGAGCAGCTCGCCGCCATGGGGGACGGCACGGGGCAGAAGTTCATGGGCATCGTGAAGCTCCAGAAGCGGGCGCAGGACTTCCTCGCCGCCGCTGCGGGCGCGGCCCCGGCGGAGGCGCTGCGGGCGGAGCTGGAGAAGCGCGACATCGAGCTGGACACGCTCAAGAAGGCGCTGAAGGAGCAGGGCGACGTCCTGGAGCGCCTGATGAAGGCGCAGCCGCAGGTCAAGAAGTAAGGAGGGATTAAACCATGGCGTTCGACACCGCAGGCAACATCGTCAACGCCGCTGCCGGAGACCTCGGTCTCGGGAAGTCCGCAGACCCGTTCCAGAACGCTGACGCGAACTGGCAGCGGATCTGCGGGCTCCTCTCCTCTATCGGCCAGGAGGTCCGCAAGCGTAGGAAGTGGACGCACCTCCGCAAGCAGCAGCTCTTCACCACCCTGAACAACAAGCAGACGACGTTCTACCCGCCCAGCGCCCCGTATGTCTTCACCATCCAGGATATGGCTGGCTCTGGGAAGCCCATCCTCGGTCCCAAGCTGACCCTCACCGTTAGTGGTCTAACCGCCACGGCTGGGCTCCAGGTCAAGTACTCCCTCGACGGTGGATACACCGCTGCGGGCTACGCCTACAACGGGACCATCAGCGCGGCGGGTGCTTACCAGATTGACTTGACCGGAATCACCTTCCCGGCAGGTTGCACTTTAATCTTCAGCGTCAGCGGGCTCCCCGGCGACAGCGTCACCTACACGCTGACGCAGTCCACCTACTTCCTGCCGCCAGACTTCAAGACGATGGTGCCGCAGAGCGGCTGGGACCGCACCAATCGGCTCCCCCTCGGCGGCCCCCTCACGGAGCAGGAGTGGCAGTACCTTGCGGGAAGGCTGGTAGGCGTCGTCTTCACCGTCCTCTTCCGCCCCATGCAACAGCAGATGTACTTTTATCCCGAGACCGCCTGCCCCGGCGGGCACCAGATCGCCTTCGAATACGAGACGAACTACTGGGTCGCCCCGGCGGGCTCGCTCCTGCCCGGGTCTGACACCGTCGTCTCCAGCTCCGACGTCGTCCTCTTCGACAAGCTCCTCATGCGGAAGGCTCTCATTTGGGCCTTCAAGGACGCAGTCGGGTTCGACACCACCTCGGCGCTGGCGCAGTACGAAGGCGCGCTCGGTCGAGAGGAGGGTGACGACACAAACCCGAAGGTCCTCTCCCTCAACAAGAAGGGTGTGGTGGGGGACCGCCTCATCGGGGACCGCAACGTCCCGCTGACCGGCTTTGGTGGAGTCTAAACCATGCTCACCCCACAGAAGCGGAGCCTGGGAACGAAGCGTCTCCCGCCTCCGATGGGAGGGATGAACACGGCGGACCCGCTCCTCACGCTCTCGGACAGCGACTGCCCGCGCCTGCTCAACATGACTCCTGCGGAGATGGGGCTGCGCGTCCGCCTCGGGACGTCGGAGTGGGTGACGGGTCTGACGGGTGCTGGCACCAACGAGGTGCGAACGGTCCTCAACTTCAAGGGTGCCACCACCAGCAAGCGCTGGGCCTGCACCAACACCGGCATCTGGGACATCACCAGCTCGACGGCAGCGCCCACCCAGGTGGTCGCCTTCCCGACCGTCAGCGCCTTCTCTGGCTGGGGGTCCGGTGTCACCTTCGTCAGCGCAGCGAGCGGAGGGCACTTCTTCGTCTACGCAGACGAGGAGAACGGACTCTACTTCTACAACGAGACGCTCGTCGGGGCTGTCCTCGCCGGGACATGGACCAAGGCGACCATCGGCGCTGGCGCGTTCCAGTTCACCGTGGCTTCCGGTTTAGACCCCGCTACCGTCGCTCATGTGACGGTCTGGAAGGCTCGCGTCTGGATGACGCAGAAGAACACTAGCTACGGTTGGTTCACCGACATCCTGACCCTCTTCGGGAACGCCACACGCCAGAACTTCGCTGGCCGCTTCAAGGCTGGCGGCTACCTCCTCGGGCTGTGGAACTGGAGCCTCGACGCTGGCTCCGGCATGGACACCTCCCTGGTGGGCGTCAGCTCCGGTGGCGACGTCGTCATCTACCAGGGGACGGACCCCACCAGCGCCGCCGCCTTCTCCATCAAGGGCACTTGGTTCATCGGCGGTGTGGTGGCTGGGCGGCGCATCGTCACCGACTTCGGCGGGGACCTCCTCATCCTCGCCCAGGGGGGAGTGGTGCCCCTCTCCAAGCTCGTCCAGGGCAACCCCGTCTTCGACCGCTCGCTCTACTCGACCTACAAGGTCAATAACCTCTATCAGGCGCAGGCAATCGCCACCGGGAGCGCCTACGGCTGGTCGATGGCGCAGTCGCCGCAGGACGGCACCATCATGCTCCTGATGCCCTCCGGCGCGGGGCAGGGGGGCGGCTTCATCGCGACCTCGATGCTGAACAAGGCATGGTCGCCCTACAGCTTCCCGCTCCTCTCTCCCTACTCGATGGAGACGGTGGACGGGGTCCTGTGGATCGGCACCACCGATGGTCGCATCGTCCGCCACGCGGGGTACATGGACGAGGTGACAACCCTCGGCACGCCCAGGGCGGGGTCCGCCATCCCCTTCGGGCTGGTGACGAG